TAAATCTGATTAATCTTGATGGCTCTTGCATCTCCACCAAAGTAATTTACAAGTTTCTTCTGAATGCCATTCCAGCGAGTCTTATTAAGAGACTGTCGGCTAACAGCATCCAGAATCCAGTAAACCTGATAACCATTACGAGTATCAACAACCCAACTAGGTTTAACAGGAAAGTTATTGATCTTGTCGATAAACCCACGCTTCTTAGCCATTACTTCCTTAGAAGAAAGATAATTTCCATTAGAGTCTCGACCAGCATCAATATCAACAAAACAGGCTCGTACTTCATTAATAGCATACTGCTTTCGTCCACCATTAACATAAAAGTAAAGGTCTGAATCATTATTCAAATTAGCATGAACTGCTGTTGTCAGATTATCAACATGAGACATACTGCTAATCTTTTTACGAGGATTCCCATTATAGCAGTAAATCTGCTGACCACCAAAAGAAATAATGAACTTTCCCCTCATTTCACAATCTTTTTGATTCCAAACATCGTTTTTCTTGTCGTAGGGATTAAAACCAAGATTTCCATTAAACATAATTCTTATTCCTGTTCCTGTGATTAATTAACCATGCCGGGATAGTAACCCATTACTATCATTATCAGCAAAAAAGATGGGAATGGAATCGAACCAATATTGTATCCGCCCCAGCGGCCCATCTTCATTTCAACGATTAGTTATAATCGTCGTAATCTTCCTCATCGTCGTAATCATCTTCAGCGTAAGCACCGTCATCTTCGTCGTCCTCATCATTCCATCCCCAATCATAATCATTGTCGTAATCATCCTCATCGTCATAATGATCGACAACTCCATTCTCTAGACTAGCATCATAAAGAGGCTTGAGAAGTTCGCCTTGATACTCTCCGACTACTTCATATCGGCAAGTGCGAAGTTTCTCACAATTACAATCAGTAGGAACACTCACAACATCACGAGGATTAATCTTAACGATAACAATCCTATCGCCAGCATCAACACTGCCATAACTGGCAACATAATTCAATGCACCAGCATGAAGTCCGTCAGAACAACCTCGACTACGATTGTCATCAACCTTTGCTCGTCGCATTTCAACAACCTTGCCAACACTGTTGTCAAAAGTACCACGATACTTATCCTTAAAGTCATTTCTTACTGCCTTATAGGCAAGGAAATAACCATCCTCAGTAATAGGCAGATACTCATGCTCCAGAAAATCATAAAGTTCCTGTTGACTCTGCATACTAGGATTTTCCATAAGGTTATTCAGAAAGTTAACGAGAGGCTGAAAAGGCAGACCCTTGCTCATAAACTCCAGAATACGCTTACTGATACTACCATGAACAACCTCGCCCTCATAGGTGACTTGGCCGTTCTTAATCTCCACAAGACCATCACTAAAACTAGCAACAGCCTTTTCCACATCCACAATATCCAAAAGTTCATCTGCTGTAGCAGTTGGTAGAATCTCTAGGATCGTCTTGTAATTAATATGATCTGGCAAGACCTGATAAGTCTTATTATTAAGCACCAGAGTCAGATTACCATCAACCCACATAAAAGGAACGCTCATTGTAAACTCCTGTTTTCCTGTGAAATTAACCGATTGTGCTACTCAATTGTTGTCTGAATGACTCCACATCATCCAGTTTTTGAAACCAACTTTCTCTACCACCAGTATTGCCATAGTAATGATATCGACTACCATTACCCTCAACCTGTTTTAGAGGATTTGGGTTTTTGTTCAGACTTCTGATGTTGCCATCAACACTGACACTGGCAATAATATACTTGAGCATGGGGTTCTTGTCAAGTTCCACTTTCAAAGTATTTCTTATCGTATCCATGCTGGGCATCTTGTACAAATCACCAGAATTACTCTTAATAATATCTGTATATTTTTCATATGCTTTGTTGTCAGTCTCAAGATGATACAAACAAGCGAGCATATGTAGAATAGTATTATATGCGATATTCATGGTCTTAATCTCTTTACTATCAAGTCCATTGATTCCAATGTCGCTCAATAGTCTGGTAATTAGACCATAATAATCTTTGGCAGAAAATCTACTCATATCAAAGTTATCTCGATGAATAGTATCCGCAAAAAACTCCATAACCATTAGACTATCTAGACACTTGACCAATTCCTTGTTAGGAATATACTTTTCATATTCCAGACCAAAGATATTAAGAATATGATACAGAACAGTCTTGTCTGTTGAACCTCTTCCATAGTAATCTGAAGTGGTTCTATCTTCGCTAGACAATTCTTTCTTACAATTCTCCACCATAGTATTAAACTTAATCATGTCAGCAAACTTGTTCTTATTATAATCCTTTAGACGCTCTTGCATCCAAGTATTAAAATCCACAAGGTTGTATCCTTCATTGACTAGTTTCTGTACAAAATTATGCTTGATAGCATAGATATTTGTATCACCAAGAAAATCTGGAATTCTCTTGATATTGTCACCAGACAATTGCTTATAGATTTCAGTTACTGATGGAAAATTAGTTGTAGAAGCATATCGTAGAATAGGAACATATACGATAGTGTCCTCTTCCAAAAAGTCATCCAGACGATCAGTTGTCATGCTTCTCATATACGGAGAAGAATTATAACCAATAGTCAAAGGACTGGTATTCTTTTGGTCACCAATAATCAAGAAAACATCTTGATCGCTGACACTACCCTTACTACCCTTACTTCCCTTATTCTTTGGTGTTGACTTAATAAGATCACGATAGTCTGATATATTGAGTACATTATCCTCTCCAACATCAGACACTAGATCATCAAAACCCTTAGTAACATTTTTGTGATCTTCTGTGTCTACCATAAGGTATACAAAACAATCATTTTGATTTGAATACTTTGTGGCAATCTTCTTTGCTGTTTCTACTGCTGCCATATCACAGTAGAAGAATTTCATTTCTCCACTCTTTCTTGTGGAATTCCAATATGCGGCTCCCTTACCAGTAAGAGTTTCGTGATGAATTCTATCTGTCAAATAAACCATACGACGAGAACGATAGCCCGCTGTACGATAATTAAAGACATACAGATTCTTACTCTTCTTAAACTTATACTCCAGATCAGAACCTGAACTAATATCATGTACCTTGCCATTACTATCAGTCCATGAAGCACCAACGCCCCATCCACCAGCAAGGTCGTTCAACTGATAATAGGTAGTGATTGCTTCCACCTTAGTTTTAGCAGAGGCGATCTTTTCCGAAAACATATCCTTTAGTTCTGCAAAAATCTCCTGAGTCTTTCGACGAAGATTCTTGATTACATCTTTGGTATACTGCAAACCTTCTCGACTAACATCCATTTCAAGTTCGCCAATACCAAAATCCAACTCAAGATACAGACCATGATTAATTACTTCGCCAACAAAACTCTTCCAAGACGCAATATCCGCCTTGTTAAAAGCCCTATTCCAACGAGCAATATGGTCTGGAGTTTCAGCCTTCTCTTCACCGATCAGATTTTCTACCTGAACAGGATAGGCGATATTACCCATCAGAGCAATAACACCACTATTAATCTTGTGATGATGGTTCGGGAAAAGTCTAGTATCATTATTTAGGCGGCAGACCCTCCATCCTTCACCACTAATAACAATATTTTTATTGTCATAATCCTTAGTGAAATCCCAATGAACTCCACCAGTAATAATTGGCTTAATTCTAAAATAATGAAAAACCCTAATAGCCTTCTGACTAAACTCTGTAAAGTCATATTGCTTAACAGCAAAACTAATCTCAAGACCATTAGGTTCGGATGTTTCGCACGAATGAATAAGGTTCAGAGTAGGAACACCAGCATCATCAATAGCGGCAATATAAGTATATTGAGTGCCATTAAAATAAGAAGTGGTAGTAAAACTCTTGGTATAAGCAAACGGACTCTTAGAACCTAGACCAAGACAACCAACAAAGTCATTACTATCATTCTTATTGGACGCACCGTAAGTTGTATACAGATGCTCCATATCTTTTTGACTAAGACCAGTGCCATAATCACGCACGCTAAAATTAGGATCAGCAGCGGTTGGCAACTTTACAGAGAAAGGATTCTTATTGCCAGCACTAACATGACTATCATAAGCATTTGTGGCAAGTTCACGAATAACTGCCATTACTTTGTCGGAATAAAGAGAATCCGACAAAATCTTAAACATTTTACTGGTTTGTGCAATAGTAAACTGATTCGCACTACTAATACCAGCACTATGAACTTCAACTGTGCGATCTGCCAACTTCATCTTTGTTCTCCAAAATTGTTATCGTTTCCTGTGATGTTCCAAGTATACCATCGGCAAGTCGGGTTGTCAACCTTTAGTTGTTGTTGCGTGTAAAGTTTTTCCTATGCGGTTGTTTATAGATAATACGCCAAGTAAAATAGATAGAATTCCCATATATCTGATTGCTGGTATTGGTAAACAAAAAAACCACAATCCTACGAACATGGTTAAAACAGATGCGACAACCACAAACCACGTTGGAATAGAACTAAAGCCGCTCATCACGAAACACAGCGGCCCCGATATTAATACTACCAAAACAATAACAGATACCAATAAGGCTAAACTAATCATCATTTAAGTCTTCATCCTCTAATGATTCTCTCCACTCTTCATTATCTGGAATCCATCCTTCATTAGAGTCATAATCTTCTTCCTGGTCGTCTAATTCTCCTATCTCAACACTTTCTTCGATAAAAAGAGTTATTGTCATTAACATTTTTAGAATAATATCTAGTTTACTTAAGATTGTACCCACCTCTTTTTTAAGAGACGTTAACTCTTTACCTAGATACGATACCTCCTTATTCAATTTAGTGTCTACTTGATAAATTTCTTTGTGGTTTTTATTTATCTCTTTTAGAATATCGCTAAGATCTTTGGACATTTTAACTCCTAGCTAATTTTATATTGACAATTCCATTTATTATCAACTCTTAGTATTTCCAATACGCCGCTGTGTGCTTCATAATGACAATTTTTACATAATAATATACACTTATTTAATTCTGTTTCAAATAGATGTGTTTTATTATTCCATAATCCAGCACTGATTCTTCTGGATTTAGTTGTCGGATCAACATGGTGAAAATCTAACGACGCACCGCACTTATTATAACCACAATTTTGACAGCCTATATCTTTTTTATATTTTATAAAATTTGTACTTATATTAGATCTATAACAATAGTTTTGATTTTTTCTATTTTTAGCTCTACATACATCGCTACAGTATGTCACACCGGACTTTCTTGCTGAATCAGGAATCAAAATTTTACAATATTTACATTTAATAGGATTATTTTTAAAGCGTGATTTTTTACTATGTTTCTTGAATTTTTCTGGATATAATATTGGCCAATGGGCAGACCGGCATTTGTCTGAGCAATATTTTTGGTTTTTTGATGCTGAATAACTGAATTGATTATTACATTTTAAACATTTGCTAACTTTTTTTGAAAGCGTTAGGTCGTACAGTTTACATATTGTTCTAACATAGTGTAGATTTTTATTATATATTTTTCCAATTTCTGTATAGTTTAAACCTTGCTCTAATAATTGTTTAAGTTCTTTTTTTGGAATTAGAGAATAGTCATTTTTTTTAGTGTTTTTTAACATCGCTTTTTATATTCTGGTATGTCTCCATTTTCACTTATTTTCCTCTCTTCTAGACATACACCAATACGCCTATAAAACTCCTGTTTTATGTTTTCTAATACACCAGTTATGATCGCTATTTTAGGATAGGATGGAGTACCCATTAAACCAGCACTAACTCGGCTAAAAACATAGTTAATATTACCCGCGATCTTTAATAGTTGTTCATTACTCAGTTCGGTTGTATCAAAAGACTTATCCAGAACCGTATTTTTAAGACAAAGAATGAGTTCGCTTACGCACTCGTCAAGTTTACTTCTATTAGATTCATCTATATATGGCATTTTTAGTCCTCGCTACATTTACATTGATACTTATTACAATAATTACATTTTGGGCCAGGAGCAGAAAACCCCCAAGCATTTGATATGCCGCTAAAACTTTCTTTCCCGGTATCAATACAAACAACTTTCTTTTTATTTTTTCTTTTTACAACCCCCACATTATACCAATGACAATCCCAAAATTTTAGTCCAGTTTTTTCATAAATTTCATCAACCAAATTTTGTATATCTTTCATCGTGATAATAGTATTGGCTTCATGAGTTTTAGCATATTCTGTAATATAGCCCCAATCACTAGGATCGTCAAAACAAATATGTTCATCGTCAGCAAATTTTAATCTACAAATATTGCTGTAGATTTTTGGGGCTAAATCAAACTTGGCTAATTGTTTATGATATTTGTACGAGTCTTTGGCTTTCTTTTTTGTATGAAATTCTTTGAATATCCAGTTTGACTTTCCCTTTATAGGATATACTTGACAATACCCACCCTCATCAAACCAATCACTATAGTCAATTTCATATTGATTATTGATCATTATTTTCTAAGTTGTTCTGGCGGTGGAATGGGGATGATTTTAGAACCCATTATTTGTTCTGCAATATTAATCGCCTCAGACAAACTACTCGTTTCGGTAATTTTAAGGCCGCTTCTTACATTATCAATATAATATGATGCGTATACTCCATAAAATATATCTTCTTTATCAAGACTATGAATTAAATAGTCATCATAACATTCCAATGATTCGGTGTACCAGTTGCCATGTTCATCCTGTTTTTCATAAACAGTATCCACTAAAAGATAGCGAAAATTAGGATGCTTTTTATCTTTGGGGCTATGAACAACTCCACGATAAAATCTATCAGGTATTCCTACCACACCATACCTCAAATTCTTTTTGGTTTTTATAAAAAAGTTAAATACCCCTAGTCGGACTTGAACCGACAAGCCCTTGCGGGCAACGGATTTTCTTACTACTATAGTTTTCACTACCATTTCTGTTTGTAGTCTGGACTTTACCTTAACCATAACTTTCGTTTTAGGTTCCTGCCGTCAAGTCTCTACACCTTCATATTTCTATGCTTGGCTCGGTATTAGCATTTTAAAGCCTTCACCGACTTTGACAGGTTCTACTTTAAAAGTTTCCCTTTAAGCACTCAATTAAATAAGTCCGCTATGTTTGCCAATTTCATCATAGGGGCATAAAACACCCAACTACAATAGTCTTATGATCTGAGGTTGATTATTGTGTGCCTCTCTCATTTAAACTACTGTAGTCGGAATGTTTTAGATTTTAAATCAACCGTTTGCATGGGCCTTGAGGCGACGAACAACCTCTGCCATAGCCTCTACATTATCAATGGTCTTGGTTGGCTTTGCACGCTCCATCGCAGGAAGTTCCTCGCCTCTCTTAGAGAGAGCGGCCTTTACACGGGCATAACGAGCCATTGTAGTAGGAACCTTTTGACCAGTCTTAGCGGCAATCTCCGCATAAGTCCTAGACGAAAAAACAGCCTCAAGAAACTGCTCATCAGAGCAACGAACACGCTTCTGCTTCGTAACAGTAGTAACCTC